AACAACGCAAACTAGCAACGTTATCAAGTTCTTTAGTTCATTACCTTCTTCATCATATGCAATCTTTGATAGTGGATATAAGTACACCTACGATAGATTCAACAATATCTTCAGATATATTCCATGTAATCCAGACATTGCTGGATTAATGACAAGAACAAATATTATTGCATTCCCATGGTTCTCTCCAGCTGGTCAGCAAAGAGGAATTCTCAATAATGCAGTTAAACTTGCATACAATCCAAACAAAGCACAAAGAGACCAACTATATCCTCAGAGAATTAACTCTGTGATTACACAACCTGGAGTTGGAACTTTACTCTTTGGTGACAAAACTGCTCTTGGATATGCTTCCGCATTCGATAGAATTAACGTTCGTCGCTTGTTCCTCACTATTGAACAAGCTCTACAAAGAGCAGCACAAGCTCAACTCTTCGAATTGAATGACGAACTGACAAGAGCTAACTTCAAAAATATCGTCGAACCATACTTACGCGATATTCAAGCGAAGAGAGGACTTTATGGATTCCTGGTTGTTTGTGACACAACAAACAATACTCCAGACGTAATTGATAATAATGAATTTAGAGCAGACATTTATCTGAAGCCAACTAAGTCAATTAACTATGTAACTCTGACATTCGTTGCCACAAGAACGGGTGTAAGTTTTGAAGAAGTGGCTGGAACTGTTTGATTCTTGATCTAATCTAAAACTAAGGAGGAACTTAAAAATGGCACACTCAATCCAGGATTTCAAATCAGCACTTAAGGGCGGGGGTGCCCGCCCCAATCTATTTGAAGTTCAATTAACAAACATCCCAGGTGGCGCAGATTTTGATGCTACCGAATTCCAGGTTCTTTGTAAGTCAGCTGCTCTTCCAGCTTCAAATATTGCTTCAATTGACGTTCCATTCAGAGGAAGAATTTTCAAAGTTGCTGGAGACAGAACATTTGATACTTGGACGATCACCGTCATTAACGACGAAGACTTCAAGATTCGTAATGCAATGGAAAGATGGATGCAATTCATTGGACAGTTTGCAGACGGATCTGGTGCTACTGAACCAGGATCTTACATGAGAGAAGCTCTTGTTAAGCAACTTAAGAGAAGTCCAAGTAATGTTGGTGGAAATAATGTAGTTGGTCAGGGTCTAGAAATCGCAGCACAATATAAGTTCTACGATATCTTCCCAACCAATATTTCCCAGATCGATCTTTCATACGATTCAAGTGATACAATCGAAGAATTCACCGTAGAATTCCAAGTTCAGTACTGGTCACCATTCACAGGTGAGTCCTGATTTACGTCCATAAATAGTAGAAAGATACGAATTAATTATGGCAAAGTTGTTTGGGTTTTCTATTGAAGACAACGAACCACTGTCACCGGGTATAGTCTCTCCCGTTCCACCTAATAACGAGGACGGGAGTGATTTTTATCTGACAAGTGGTTTTTTTGGTTCTTATGTAGATATCGAGGGAGTTTATAGAACTGAATTTGATTTAATCAAAAGATATAGAGAAATGGCACTTCACCCAGAATGTGATAGTGCCATTGAGGATATTGTAAACGAAGCTGTTGTTTCAGATACTAACGATACTCCAGTAAAGATTGAACTTTCAAATCTAAATGCAAGTGACGGTATAAAAAATAAGATAAGACAAGAATTTAAAACAATCTTAGATTTATTGGATTTTGATAAGAAGTCTCACGAGATATACAGAAATTGGTATATTGACGGTAGAATTTATTACCACAAAGTAATTGATTTAAAGAATCCACATGAAGGTATTCAAGAATTAAGATATATTGACGCAATGAAGATGAGATATGTGCGTCAACAAAAAAAGACAGATAAGGATAATATTAGGCTTGCAAATATAAACAATGAAGATCCTATGAGTTACGAGTTTCCTCAAATTGAGGAATACTTCATTTATAATCCAAAAACAGGTTATCCAGCAACAAACCCAGGATCTATAGGAGGAAATGCTGGTATAAAATTTGCCAAAGATTCTATTACATATTGCACTTCAGGTCTTGTAGATAGAAATAAGGGATCAACTTTATCATATCTCCATAAAGCAATCAAGTCTCTCAATCAGCTTCGTATGATTGAGGATTCACTTGTTATCTATAGATTGTCTCGTGCTCCTGAGCGCAGAATTTTCTATATTGATGTAGGAAATCTACCAAAAGTAAAAGCAGAACAATATCTCCGCGATGTTATGATGCGCTATCGTAACAAACTAGTTTATGACGCATCAACTGGAGAGATTCGTGACGATAAAAAGTATATGAGTATGCTTGAGGATTTCTGGCTCCCTCGTCGTGAAGGTGGTAGAGGAACTGAAATCACTACACTCCCAGGTGGTCAAAACCTTGGAGAAATTACCGATATTGAGTATTTCAAGAAGAAACTATATCGTTCACTTAATGTTCCCCCTTCAAGAATGGATGGGGAAGGTGGATTTAACCTTGGACGCTCTTCCGAAATTCTTAGAGACGAACTTAAATTCAGTAAGTTTGTTGCAAGACTAAGAAAGCGTTTTTCATATATGTTCCACGATATGCTGAAAACTCAGCTAATTCTAAAAAATATTATAACTCCCCAAGACTGGGATATCATGAGTGAGCATATTCAATATGACTTCTTGTATGATAATCACTTTGCAGAGTTAAAAGATTCTGAGCTCTTAAATGAAAGACTAAGTATGGTAGCAACAGCAGAACCATACGTTGGAAAATACTTCTCTCAAGATTATGTAAGAAGAAAGATTCTTAGACAGTCCGATGAAGAGATTCTAGAACAAGATAAACTGATCCAAAAGGAAATTGAAGAGGGAATTATAGCAGATCCAAATGCACCAGTTGAAGAAATTCCCCAAGATACTCAAGGTCAAAGTATGGATCTAGGAGAACCAGTAATGGAACCAGATCTTGGTCCGGAAGAAAAGACAGTTAAATCTCCAGAAATTCCCAAAGGTGGGGAAATATAAATAAAGTCGATTACTTAAAGGTAATAATAAAATGGATGAACTTCTAGATATGATCGTCAGTGACGAATCACCTTCACAAATAACTGATAAAATTAAAGATATTCTCTTTGCAAAGTCTGCAGAAAAAATTGATTCTATACGACCAGTAGTAGCGAATTCTATTTTTGACGAGGTTTCAGACGAAGAAGAATAGTAATTTAATAAATAACTAAAAGTGTATTATAAGAATAATGGCTCATAGACCAGTTGGGGCAGGATCCTCATTAAGTTTTTCTGCAGGAACTGCAAGTACATCAACTGCATTTTCCGTACAATCAAGTGTTTTGAGAGTAGTTGCAGTCGGTGGTGCAGCTCACATTTCTATTGGAGCAACACCCTCTGCAACTAGTGCAGACTATTTTGTTCCTTCTGGGGGAACTGCCACTCTAGGTTTGACTAAAGCTCTTAACCGTGTAGTTGGAGTTACTACTGGAGCAACAACTATTGTTACTGTTCCAGAAGGAACTCAGGTTCCATTTGGGGTAGGCGACTATGTATCACTAACTGCTAGTGGTCAGTCATATTATAATTTCACTCACCAAGAAGTTCTTTCCGTAGATACTTCTGCTGGAGTTGATGGATATTTCCAAACTAGAATGACAGTTAATTATAACTCAAGTGGTATTGTTACTGCATTCTCTTCTCCAGATGCTGTTGTAATCAATTCTAACAAAGTTTCTGCATACGGTGTAGGATCTGGAACTCTTTATTATCAGCAAGTTCAAATCTCAGGAGACGCTTAAAATGAAACTAATCACAGAAGAAATTGAATCAGTAGAAGTTCTTACCGAAACAGTAAACGGTAAAAAAACTCTTTACATTCAAGGACCTTTCCTACAAACGGAAGTTGTAAACAGAAACGGTAGAATGTACCGTATGCCTGTTATGGAAAGAGAAGTAAAGCGTTATACTGAGCAGTATGTGAATAAAGGGCGTGCTCTTGGAGAGCTTGGACACCCAGATGGTCCAACGGTAAACTTGGATAGAGTTTCTCACAAGATCATTTCACTTCAAAAAGAAGGAAATAACTTTATCGGAAAAGCTCAAATTTTATCCACTCCAATGGGTAAAATTGCAGAGTCACTTCTAAAAGAAGGAGTTACCCTCGGCGTCTCTTCTCGTGGTATTGGTTCAGTAAGACCAACTAGAGAAGGATTCACCGAAGTGGGCGAAGATTTCATGCTTGCAACTGCTGCTGATATTGTAGCAGATCCTTCGGCACCCGATGCTTTTGTTGAGGGTATTATGGAAGGAAAGGAATGGGTATGGGACGGTGGAATTCTAAGAGAGAAGTCTGCCCAACAAACATATGAAAAAATCAACAAATTAGTTGATCAAGGTATTCTAGAAGAATATAAAATTTCATTATTCAATGATTTCATT